GGCCCGGACTGACAGCCCCACTCACTACAGGCTACATCAGCCATAACTTCTTCTAGGTTGCCGCGGCGCCGGCCCTCTTCAAAGCATTGTCAAAAAAGAGCAATAAAAAAAGACCCACATTTCTGTGAGTCTTTTAAGCAGTCAGCAGCACTTACTAGTAGTCTTCTATCGAATCTTCATCAACTCCCAGCCCGCAGTTGTCGCGGCAGAAGTAGGTCCTGCTACCCGGGTCACCGTATGGACATTCATCATGTAGATCGCAGGGGTACAGCCGGCCAGTAGTCTGTTGCCGGAGCGCCGCGGCGCTGGCGATCATCGATAACCCTTCATATTTAGTTTGGCTTCTTGGTATAGGCACAGTAGTTACCTCCGTCTTTCATTCAGTTCGTAGGGATGCGTCGTATACAGGTCACAGCGAATACACCTGTAGATTATACCGTCACATGCTGAAGAGGCACGGTCGTCTATAACCCACACATGATCGCATGCTGCTTGCTCTTCTTCCAGTTGTCTGTTTGGATCCACCTCAGCGCTGGGGCGCAGGCAGGGTCCATCACACATACGACAGGTATGTTTATCCAGTGGTGGGCCATAGCCACACGATGGTTCCAGTGAGCTGCAGACCTGTACAGTAGGCCTGCCTTTTATCTTAAGCATTGTAGTCCTCCTCTTCATCTTCGAATGGGTTAGCCTCGTAGCTACCATAACCATCTACATGGTCATAGTCGAACAATCTGTTACTAGCCTCGCGATCATGGTAGATCTCGCAGCATGCACAATCTTCACCGCCACACCTTTTACAGGCCTCATCATACTCGGCTTTTATCCGGGCACCGATCTCATCGTACTTCATACCATTTCCTCCGTTCCGCTTAAGCCGCCGGGTCCCGGCAACCATCAGTGTGTAGATTTTCCGGGCAAATAAAAAACCGGCCGAAGCCGGTGGAAAACTGACCTGCTTAGAGCAGGCCAGCTTTCTTGTATTTGTCCAACTCTTCAGCACTGAGCTTGTGCTGGACTAGCTGGAGCGCTTCTCTGATCGCAGAGACATCAGCCGATTTGACGGTAGTCTTGGCTGCAACCGCTGGTCGAAAGGCCGCTAGACGGTCAATCTCAGCTTCGACAGCTTCAAGTTCTATCCGATCCGCTTCCACAAACTCGGCAGACTTCTTCAAACGGCTCTTTTTCGATCGAAGGCTCTTGATCTTACGATTGACTGCATCCAGGTCCCGCTCATCAACTGCAGCAGCAGTAGTTACTCCGGCATATGGCTTGCCCCAAGCTTCACGGACAAGCAACTCGGCATACATCGTAGCGATGTACTGCTGGCAGACTGAGACGTTCGATCTTGGTCCCTTGCGCAAGGTCTTCGACCGGTCACTTCTTCTGGACTCGAGCAGCTTGCTCAGTTCATCTTCAGATGCCGTACTCAGGAATTCGGCATCAGCTTTGATTGCGTCATCATCAATAAACGCTCCGATTAGTTTGATCAGATCCTCTGCTTTTCCAGAGTCGATCCAGGCAATCATCTGGCTTTTATCCTCGGCCTCAGCCTGTCCGATTGACCTCATGATTTCGATTGCACGAGCTTTGCTCGAGTCAATCAATCTGCTTGTGTGCTGGAGCTTACGGCTCTCAGCTGGTTGGGATTCCGCCGCCTGGACGAAATCAAATTCGTTTGTCTTCTTCACTGTGTGTACCACCTTTCCGTTTGGTTCGGCGCGGTCCTCGGATTAGGCCCGCTACCTCTACTCAATTATATCATACCACGTAAGCCGCGGCAAGTAAACTTTTTTTATAAATTTGGAACGGCGTTGTGCCGCGCGGATTCTGCGTCGTTTTTAATGCTTCGCTCCGGTGTTTTTCTTTCTGGTTATGGCACGGTGCTTAAGGTGCCATTTTTCCGGGCTGATCTGAACGGGACGGTGCCGCGGATAAAAAAAAGGAAGAGTATTTCTACTCTTCCCTTTCTTCAACCGAGGAATTAACTACTTGATCAACTTGATCAGTTCTGCTACTTCTTCAGCAGACAGGGTGGTCTTGCTACCCTTATTCAGCTTACTCAGTAGATTCTCTGACAGCACTGCCGCACCTTTCGATGTAGCAGCCTTAGCAGCAGACCTCAGTTTTGAGATATACTGCAGCCTATCAAGGTATTCTTCCATAGTCATTACCTTCACAATGTCTTCAGGATTCGTGGACTTCTTAGACATCATGTTCTGGTAGATGCTATCGAGCGTCTTAAAGTCATCACTCTTTATAGCATTCATTTCCTCCTTCGTAAGCATCCAGCGTGATTTTGCTCTTACGGACTCGGGTAAGCCAGTAGCCATTGGTCTTACACTTTCAGCAAGCTTACCAGTGTATTCCCAAAGCAACTCATAACGCTTCCAGTCATCTCTATTCTCAGGCGATACATAGGTTGCCTTCTTCATATTAGTCTGCTGAGAAGAGAGGTTCTTCCTTATAGCATTAATTACGACCCGGGTATCACCACCGTGCATGCTGTCAGCACAGGCTTTCAGCATGTTATCAATGGTACCATCAGCAATAGCTTCCTGGAGCTTCTCCAAAGTATAGAATCTATACTTGAGTGCTGCCCAACGTAGTTCCTCGGTTATTCTCACTTTCTTAACGTTTGCCATTTTAATCCTCTTCTTTCCGTGTATCAATGTACACTTATCATTGGTAGTTTTAACTTTTAATCCTTAGTGATAACGAACGGTTTTACGTTCTGCAACCACCTCCTTTCATACTACGGCAATAAGGTTATGAGAATAACCTATTTTATTTAATTTTCAAAGTGCGATACATTGACAACTTAATACTGCCCAGCGGTAACTACTTAACTATATCTTATTGGACTTTCATTTTTCAGTGGGTAGATCTTCTAGCCTCGTCAGTATCTCTATACCTATGAAGGAGTCGTTTTGATCCAACAAAATAAACACATGGTAGCCGAAGTTATTGTCACCACCTAGTTCATCTATGAGAAACTTTAGTATCTCATTTTTTGTGAGTTTTCCTCCAGCTGGATGGCTTTTGTATTTAATGTCCATGTTTAATCCTTTCTACGCTGGGCAGTATTAAGTTGTCAATGTGCTTTTACCTTGAAAGCATAATAGAGACCAGGACTTTAACTAACTAGAGTATACTAGTTGGGGTTTATAGAGAAGTAGCTTGAAGATAGATATTTATTTTATCCAGTAGATATCTGGCTTCAACTATACCTTTTACTGAGTTACCGCTTTTACTATCAATCTCCATACGATCAATGTCACCGCAGGACATGATATACTGCTCAATGGCGTATTCTACTGCATTTTTCATAGCAAACAATTCTTTAGTAGTAAACATGTTTAATCCTTTCGCCTGGTCTCTATTATGCTTTCAAGGTTCTGTTTCCAAGCTTACCTTGGTAACTGAATAGAGGTCACTGGATTTTATCACTTAGCTGTAGTTTATCATAGTAGTTTTATTTTCTTGTCTCTTCCCATTGCTTACCTACATGTTCCCATACTGCCTCATAAAACCAGTTACATGTAGCTAACTCTTTTTTAGTTACCTTAAAGTCTTCGCATAAAGAATCTATTGCAATAAAGATGTCTATGGTATTAGCACCATAGTAAGGGTTAGTTACGATTTCAATATCAGAGCTATAAGCCTGCCATAAAGAGTACAGCATGCACTCTAACACTGTTTTAATTCTATCCACGATTATAATCCTTTCAACCAGTGACCTCTATTCAGTTACCAAGGTACTTTTTACGTTCACTATTCAATAGCTGGCATCACCTCCTTTCAGTTATCTTCTTTAGTACCTTGGTAATTTAATAAGCGCTGCTGGATTTATTTACGTAGTTTTAACGGTTAAGCTACTTTAACCTATAGCTTAAAGTAGTTGTAGCTGAACGCACAAGGACTAGTAAGCCCCATATCTTGGCCACAAATACCACACTTTTCGCATGCCGTAGGTCTAGCTGGTTCTATAACATGCATACATTCTTCATTATAAGGGCAGTAACCAGTATCATCACACGGTAGATTACCGGTGAATCTATCTGGTGTTGCAGGACACCCATTATCTTCTGAATGAGCCTGTTTTTCTACAGCTCTACTAATTAGCTGTTTCATCGTGTTGATAAGCCCTCTATCAAACCACGGTAATTCAGCTACTACGGCATAATCTATATCATTTCTGATACAGAGGCGTACGACTGCACCATAGATGCTAGTCACCTGTTCGGCAACACTAGTATCAGCGAAACAGTCCTCTAGAATAGAAACAGACTGGTAGTAGACTCTAGTCAGAGCATAAAACATACACTGTAGAGCTACAATAACATCAGATCTATTATCCATAGTAGATCCCTTCTACCAGCAGCACTTATTAAATTACCAAGGTACATTTTACTACGAACAGTTCAATAGCTGGCATCACCTCCTTTCAATAATCTTCTTTAGCACTAACGTTTACCTCTTAGTACCACATGCTTCTTGGATGAAACAGTTCACCAAGAATACCTGTTAACCACAGTGCAACAAGTACACCGATCACAGTCGTGAGTACTATGCTTTTGATAAGGTAAAGTTTATCCTTCATTTCTTCACCTCCTTTCTAGTAATATGAGCAGTTTAATGACTTGCTCAGGTCAACCACCTAGCTCTCTATCACCTCCCAGCTTATACCTGCTATTTCTAGAAGCCTTTTTGCTTCTATTATATAGGGTGCATCTGGCCTATCTTCACCTACTACTATGTGTTCTACACCTCCTTGGATTAACTTCTTAGCACAGCCATCACATGGAAACAATGTAACATACACTGTTTTACCCTGTAGTTGCTCACCTATTTTAGTACATAGGTCAGCTTCAGCATGCACCATAGTTGCATAGAATAAAGCCGTTCTAGCTGCTATATCTTCTTCAGGAAGCTCGTATTCCAAATGGTTTACACCCCATTTTAGGATGCCATCAATGTAGCAACCAGCTGCTACTTTGGTACGACGATCCCCAGAGTGCTCAGAAGCAATTTCCTTAAGCAGAGCTAACACAAACTTTTTATTAAGCAATCTTTTCATCTCCCTTCATGTTATAGTACTTTAACGTATAATCTATTTTAACTGTTTAATAACAGATTATTTTTAATATGCATACGTTCAAATATTGTATCGTGGGTATCGTGTGCATATGAGCTATATTGGCTCCGGAACGCCCACTCTAGACCACTAAACTATCCAGCAAAAAATAAAAACATGTTCAAAGATTGCATGGGCTGCGGACTAGATGATAGTCAACATCACAAAAATAAAAATTAAAAGTTTTGTAGAGACTAGTACAAAAGGACCGCGGAATACGTATAATATAATGAGGTGACTGTTATGAATAATATACACAACGTAGACAACCAGGTTGGTGGATATAATCAGGAAGATGTAGACCGTATACTCGCTGAAGCTACCGCGATAGCAGCTACTACGGAGTCTAAAAAGCCTGAGGCCACCCCGTCACCGGATCCTTTATGGCCGGTGGATGCCGTACCGACACATTTAACAATGGAGCAGAAAAAGGATGCAATAGAAATAGGTTCATTTGTAGCTCTTAAGGAAGCTGACTGGAAATGTGAACGATGCGGTAGAGAGGATATGGCCTCCCCTGACAATCCACGACTATGCAAGAAATGCGCTACAGTAGATAAAAACACTACGCAGCTCATGAAGAAAACAAACAGTAGTTGGATGGATGATGCAAAGGAGTTTGGACTAGAGATATTTGAGCGTCAGCCAGAGGAAACAAGTACCGACTGGAGGATATGGGAAACCTATAGAAACTATTATCCAGGAAAACTGCCTACATGGTCTGCATTAGCAGAGAGATGCGGCCTTTCTATAGGTACAGTAGTTAAAGCGTCCCAGCGCTGGAGCTTCAAGCTTCGCATACTTGAATGGGCACGCCATTGTGATGCACAGAGCCAAGAGGATCGCGTAGAGGCTGTGAAGGAGATGAACACAGCCCAAAATAAGCTGGCCACAGTGATGCTGGAGAAGGTTAACGAGGCCATGAATGGGATGATCCCGGAGCTCATGAAGCCAAATGAGATAGTGAACATGGCTAAATTAGCCACGGAGCTGCAGAAGAGAACCATCGAGGCGATTCCAGAGAAAATACAACAGCCTGGCATTATAGATAAAGTGTCGGCTGGACAAGATGTCACGCGTGCCGAGGACCTGGGCGAGATTGCTGAGATTCTAAAACGTACTGGAGCCTTAGAAGGAGGTAAGACAGTAGGTATCGAACAGTCTACAAAGATCGTGATCAGAGGAGGAGACGAGCAATGAATAACTATAAGGGCTGCTTCATAAAAGTGCCAAGTAAGACGTGCATTGAGTGTGGCAAGACAAAACCTATCACTGAGTTTTATAGACAGGCGTATACAGGACATGTAGGTAATCAGTGCAAGACCTGCATAAATGTAAAGAGGTCCGTTCAACGACACAAGGCAAAGCACGGCAAGTTTATTTCAAAAGAGAAGCGGCGCTGTATGGTAGATAATATAGACTACACTCTAAAGGATTGGGAAGATGCAATGCTACATTTTGGCGGAGTATGTCCATTCTGCGGAGTTAGAGAGGGGAGGGCTAAGAAGGAACGTTTTGATAGAGATCATGTGTTAGCAGTTAGCCGGGGCGGGAAGACCATAAGGAACAATGTGATTCCATGCTGCCCTAAGTGTAATAGGGGTCGCGGGAATAAAGACTGGAAAGAATGGTTTAGACAACAAAGCACTTGGTCCCAGGAGCGTGAGGACAAAGTAGAGAAGTGGATAAATCAATGAGCTAAGTAGAAAGGAGAAAGATTTATGCAACCAGGATATGTTAAAAGTCTTATTGCACTACTCGATGACCTTGGTGTTGAAGTGCCTAGGAATATTAGATGCGATCAAAGGCTAACAGACCATTTAATTAAAGCTATCCAGACGGCGGTAGACAGCACTCAGGCGGACGTTGCAAAAGGTAATGCTGTGGCAGCTGATGTTATGGAGGGTAAAACCTTTAGTAATGCGGAGGCGGTAAACATTGCAGGTACTTATGTACCATTAGACACGTCTGATGCAGACGCCACTGAAGATGATATCACAGCAGAAAAGACCGCGTACGTAGACGGTACTAAGATAGTGGGTACTTATGTGCCATTAGATACGTCTGATGCAGACGCCACTGAAGAGGATATCGTAGCCGGAAAGACTGCGTACGTAGACGGCATTAAGACAGTGGGTACTTATGTACCATTAGATACGTCTGATGCAGACGCCACTGAAGAGGATATTGCAGCAGGAAAGACCGCGTACGTAAACGGTATTAAGATTGTAGGCACCGCCGGAGCATAATGAACAGAGGGGACTGCACAAATAAAAAGGGGGCAATGTTGTGGACATATCTACTCTACCACAGGAACAAGTCAGACAGTTGCAACAAGCAATGACTCCTAGACTTAATAAGTATATACCAATCACACCTACGCCTAAACAGATAGCAGCATTGCTACTGAATTCGTGGAGAGAGCTTTTATATGGAGGCGCAGCTGGTGGAGGAAAGTCAGTGCTATTATTGACAGCTGCATTGCAATATGCCGATGTACCTGGGTATAATGCAATCTTATTTAGAAAAACATTCTCTGACTTGATGCTCCCTGGGGCGCTGATACCTATGAGCCAGGATTGGCTTACTCCACACATAGATAAGGGGCTAATACAGTGGAAGGATAAGGAGAAAAGATACATATTTAATGAGACAGGTGCTACGCTGTCTTTTGGCTATTTAGAAAATAAGGCTGACCACCTACGATACCAGGGATCTGAGTTTCAATTTGTAGGTATGGATGAGTGCACGCATATAATTCCTGAAAGCTATAGATATCTGTTCTCTAGACTTAGGAGACTAAAGGGTTCCGGGATACCTATACGATTTAGAGCAACCGCTAACCCTGGCGGGCAGTATGGAGACTACTACTATGATAGATTCTTTGTAGATAACAAAAAAGATGATGGTACGCCTAAGCGTATTTTTTTACAGGCTGGGCTAGCTGACAACCCTTATCTAGATGCTGAAGAGTATAGGCAGTCATTGGCAGAGTTGGACGATGTGACTAGGGCCCAACTCGAAGACGGTAACTGGGAGATAAGACCAAAGGGTGACTTATTCGATAGGAACTGGCTTATAGCAATAGATGCATTGTCTATCCCCGAGTATGCAAAGAGGGTAAGGTTCTGGGATCTGGCTTCTATAGATCCCAAATATAGGAAGAAGAATACAAATACAAAGGATCCTGACTGGACAGTGGGTTTTAAGCTGGCATATAGCAGGGGAATCTATTATATAGAGGATATTATTAAGATGCAGAAAAGGCCCGGTGATGTTGAGGAGATTATCTTAAAAGCAGCTGAATCAGATGGATATAGCTGTGCAATCCGTATGGAGGAAGAGGGAGGTCACTCAGGCGCAGCTAATATCGAGAGATACGCTAATATACTTAGAGGTTATGATTTCCAGGGTATAAAGCCTGTTGTGTCTAAAATAGAGCGGGCTAGACCTGTAGCCTCAGCTATGCAGTTAGGCAACATATTCGTTTCTAATAGGTGTCGCAATACCCTTGATTTATATAGTCAACTTGATGCATTTCCAAATGGACTAAATGATGATATAGTAGATGGTTTATCTGGGTCTTTTGCATATTTTAACCCAAAAAAGGGCATAACTGTACGGCCAGATGAAATAGTAAGGAGGATTGTAAAACCAAGTTATGAGGGATCATACTGGCGCAGCCCAGGCATGGAATATCTATAGGAGGTGAAAGTTTGAAAATTTTAGGCTATGATGTAAGTAAAGCTAAAGGGGATACAAAGGCGCCAGAAAAATCAGTTGGATTTGTAGGTCTTAGGGCCTCCAGTGGCTTTGTTGAGGAAGAATTTATATCTAATTTACGCTGGCCTGATGCTGGGAAGGTTTATCAGGAAATGTCGAGTAATGACCCAGTAATAGGCGGCTGTTTGTATCTAATAGAGACTCTTATAAGGCAGGCAAACTGGCATGTAAAGATGCCTGAGGATGCTGAAGAGAGCACCATGGATGAATGGAAAGTGTTTATAGAACAGTGTATGGAAGATATGGATGTATCATGGGACGCCTTTATATCTGAAGTACTATCTATGCTTATTTATGGCTTCAGTTTCCATGAGCTGGTCTATAAGACAAGGCGCGGGCCCTTGGAAAAGGATGTCAAGTTCAAATCTAAGTATACTGATGGTAAAATAGGCTGGCAAAAGATGCCTATAAGATCACAAGCAACATTAAAAGAGTGGGAGTTTGATAGCTCCACTGGCGAGGTGCTGTCATTTGTGCAGGATGTGAGTGACAGCGCTATTATAGGAGGTGGAGCAGATCCAAAGATACCTATTGACGGCAATTTGCTTTTTAGGACTAAAGAATCTAGGGGAAATCCTGAAGGCCAATCATTACTCAGACGAGCCTACAGACCCTGGTACTTCAAGAAGTACATTGAAGAGCTCGAAGGTATAGGAATAGAACGACATTTAGCCGGCATACCTATGCTGCAGCCTGATGAAGACACTCCTCTATTCGATCCCGATGATCCACGTATGGTTAAGTTATTGACCTGGGCAACCGAGCTCGTGAATGGTCTTAGGCAGGATAGGAACCATGGGTTAGTTCTGCCATTTGGCTGGGATCTTAAGCTACTAAGTCCATCTAGTGGTAGCCAAGGACTGAACACAGACACGGTCATCCATAGACATGAGAGCAGAATGGCTGTGACCATGCTGGCTGACCTTGTGCTACTAGGTAGTGATAGAACTGGTTCGTTTGCACTAGCAGATACCAAAAAGTCATTGCTTATAAGGGCCATTGAGAGCATATGTGGGGCTATATGTGCCCAACTCAATAAGGTAGCTGTTCCAAGGCTGCTGATATTGAATGGCGTGACTGATCTAACTAATATGCCTATTATTGTTGCGGATGCAGTAGAAGAGCCTACGCTTAAAGATATTGCATTAATCTTACGTGCAGCAAATATAGATATAACTAAGAACAAAGAACTATTCAATTTCATTATGAAGGTAGCAAATGCTCCTGAGCTTAAGGAAGAAGAGATTATGCTGCTTGCCAGAGAGACAGGAGGTAGTGCCTATGAAGAGAATGTATTAGATGATCCAAATGGTAACCCTGATGATGGGCCGCGTGAGCAAGATGAAGTAGATAACGACTTAAAGTAGAAAGGAGGTAAATATGGCCGATGAAGTAGTAAGAAAGTTTCTCTTTAGACCCGTGTCAGTTGAGCCTGTGTTCAAGGGTATCTATAAGGATCCTATGGAAGACTTAGCCGGTTTTAAGGTATCAGTTGATAAAGGGGCGGTTAATCGTAAACGTAAATGGGGCGAGGATGAGGCCTATGATGAAGTTATGCGTAACTTTGGTAAGTTCAATGATGAAGACGATCCACAGCAGCTTATATTTGGCTGGGCAAATGTCACTGTACAAGAAGATGGCACGGCTCCATTTGATTGGCAGGGAGATATAATTAAGACAGAAGATCTAGAAAGTGCTGCATACAATTATGTCTTGAATTTTGGCCTTGCTGGGGCTAACCATGAGTGGTCCACTGAGTGTGGTTGGATAGTAGAAAGTATGATGTTTACAAAAGAGAAAATGAATCTCATGGGGGTGCCTGAGGGAACTATTCCAGAAGGTTGGTGGATAGGCTTTTATATCCCTGATCCTGCTGTGTACAAGAAGGTTATCGAGGGTGACTTCAATATGTTCTCTATACAGGGGACAGGTACACGGGTCCCACTGGATGAGTACGGTGAATAAAAATATTTTTTACTTTGCCGATAATAACTGGTACCAAAAGCCCTGTAAATACGTATTATATAATGTAAGGAGGTAAAGAAAAATGGAGAAAGGTCAAATACCTGCCATGAAAACTTTACTTGTTGATCTTCGTTTGGACAGAGTTGACTTAGTGCACACTGGTTCAAATACTAGAGCAGATATTTTATTAAAAAAGGGAAAGGAGCAAGACAATATGCCGAATGATTTTGAGACCTTGTTGGCATCATTGAAGCCTGAACAGGCTGGAGTCATTAAGTCCTATATTGCAACAGTAGAAAAGTCGAAAGATGATACACACGCTACGGTTCTTAGTGAACTTAATGACAAGATCGAAACTCTTGAAAAGGCCGCAACGCCGCCTATAGTGGAGGAAGTATCCGAAGACATCTATAAGAATGCTTCCCCTGAGCTCAAGAGTTATGTTGAGAAGATGCGCTCACAGCTGGACGTAGTTTTAGCTGATCAAGCAGAATCTCTTGCTAAAGCAAGGTATGAAGCTGTGAAGGCTATTCCTTGTGATGAAGCGGAGCTGAATGATGTACTTAAGAGTATTTCACCAGCCGCGTTTACCGTTCTTCAGAAGGCTGCAAAAGCTATTGAAGAGGGACTGCTTACCGCAAAGGGTAAGGATGCTCCAGGAGAGTTTATAGACAATGATAATGCTTATGTAGCTCTTGAAAAAGCTGCTAAAGAAATCATGACAAAAGAGGCGGACGTAACATTTGAGCAGGCTTTCTCTAAAGCATGTGAAGTTAATGCAGACGTCTATGCCAAATATGTAAAGGGGGCTAAGTAATGGCTACAGGTGCTTTCGAAGCGATAACTACTAGAGTTGCTTGGCATGCCTCAGAGGCCATCGAGAAATATGACGCTGCCGAAATCGACTCTGACGGCAAGTTTCAAAAAGCTGATGGTAGCGGTATCTTTTATGGTATCGTGCAATATGGCGCCGAATCAGAAGACGACATGTGTACAGTAGTACAAGGTATCTTCCCAGGAAAAGTATCGGCAGACGTAGAGCAAGGCAGCAGGGTAAAGGTAGACACAACAAAAACGGGGTTATTTGTCTCTGCTCTCGCAGCTGATGATGCCGTCGGTGTTGCTTTAATGGATATCACTAAGGGTGCCACTGGTTCTATTTTGTTAGTACCAAGTGTCGGCTCAGGCGCATAAGGAAGGAGTGAAGATTAGATGCCAGAATTTACAAATTTAGGCCACATTGATAGGGCGCTAACCAACATCTCTGTAGCTTACATGCAAGGAGCCAATGCTTTTATTGCAGATCAGGTTTTCCCTATCATCAAGGTCCAGAAGAGATCTGATGTATACTTCAAGTATAGTAAGTCAGATTCTTTCAGGGATGAAGTTAGGGAGAGAGGCCGTGGAGCTGAATCTTTCGGTATGGATTGGAACATCGAGCTGGAGGAGCCTTACTTCTGCAGAAAATATGCTCTTCATTATGATATCTCTCCTGAAGAGAAAGTCAACTATGATCAGCCTATCAACGTAGATAAAGACACCGCCGAGATACTATCAGCTAAGATGCTGCTCAAACGTGAGATTGACTTCCAGGATAAATTCTTCAAGACAGGGATTTGGGGAAAAGATATCGCTGGGGCAGCCTCGCCAACTACTGGTCAAGTTAAGAAATGGTCAGATCCAGCGTCTGACCCAGTAGGCGACATGGCTAACATTATGTTAGAGCAGGCAGGGACCACAGGCTATAGGCCAAACTTTGCTATCATGTCACCTGATGTCTTCTATGCTTTGAAGAACCACGAAGCTATCCTTGACAGAATCAAGTATACCCAAAAGGGTATCGTTACTGTTGATCTGATTGCTTCGCTGTTTGAGCTTGATAAGATCTTCATCCCATGGGGTGTTGTGAATGCTGGTCCGACCACTCCGGGATATGATGAGGAAGCTGATTCAACAGACTTCATCTATAGTGGCCAGATGCTTGTTGGACACAGAACAATTACTCCATCCCTTAAAGCACCTACTGCTGGCTACATTTTTGCTTGGACAGGTCTTGAGGGAGCAAGTGCGTATGGCTCACGTATGGTCAGAATCAAGATGGATCAATTAGGTCTTGGTACTGAGAGACTTGAGTGTGAGATGGCTTATGATATGAAGCAAGTATGTGCTGATATGGGTACCTTCTTAACTAGCTTAGTTTAAGGGAGGTATAACATGCAGTATCTAGTGCTTAGGCCATTTACCTCGTATGGTGTGTTCTATAGGAAGGGTGATATCGTAGAAGCATCTATGATTAGGTCCCCCTACCTACGGCAATCCGAGGGGAAAATTGTTAAGGCAGTCTCCTCTGCAAGGGTACCCGAGGAAGTAGGCCAGCCGGCCGAAACCTCGGACTCCTTTAGTGAGGATATCATAAAGGATAATGACAAAGTTGTTGACAAAGAAGAGGAGAAAGGCTTGTTCTCATTTTCATTTACTCCTCAAAAATAGAGGAGGTGTGAAACATGTCTTTCACGTATACTGGTCCAAGCAGCTCTGATAGGGATAAGATACGCTTTCTATGTGGTGACACTGTACAGGTAGAGATGCTCTTAACCGATGAAGAATTGGATTGGATAATAGGTCAATATCCTTCAGAAGAAAAAAGATTGGCAGTTGCTTTTAGACAGTGTGCTACATTATTAACCAAAAAGCCTAACAAGCAAAAGCTTGGGCCACAGGAGGAAACGTTTACTGACAGGCTCTCGTATTATAAAGAGCAGGCAGATAGATTAGAAAAAGGCCTTGGGTACTCAGGTACACCTCCTTCTCCTGAGTACCAGGCAGAAAAAGTGTTTGAAAAAGGAATGATGGCAAATGTTTAGCTCATTGGTACACTGGTGTAATATGCCTTTTACAATTGAGCGTGGTTCAGGAATGTCAGCAGCTGGGGATAAACTTAATAGTGAGAGTATTATGTCAGAAGCCTATATAGTCGATAACATAACGCTTATAACAGACAAAACAGGCAAAGAGTACGTATCAAAGACACAATTATACTTGCCCCCTGAAAAAGCTACCGTTACTGAAGACGACAAGATAAAGCATAAAGGCGTGACCTATGAAATAAGGAGATTGTTGGAGTTTAATAACTGGAGAACTGGAGCCGTTGACCTACAGGTGATATACTTATGATGAAGTATGATAAGAAAGCAGTTCAAAAAGGTTTTTCATCTTTAGTTAAGTCTATAAGGAATTCATCTACCCGGGTAATCAAGGAGGTGGCAAGTAGGGATAAACCCGCGCTTCTAAGTTTCGATGATGTAGAGACGATGACCGTACCAACAAAATCTTCAGTGCAAGTATTTTTGAGTGGACCCAATATTGACGAGAATTTAATTACTAGTTATGAAATAGAAGACCTACTCAATGAGAAAGCAAAAGAACTAACAGATGAAATACTGGTCGGACTCAAAAAGGATTTAGAGGGGGTATTATAGTGGACATACTAGTAGAATTACAAAACTACATAGCTAATGCACTCTCTCTAAGTCCTGGGACCAGTATCATTAGAAATGAAATGCCTGATTCTGGTACCAAATGCATATGTATTACGGAACCAAAAGAAGCTGGACATGTTTTACCTCAGATAGATGCTGAGAAGCACTACATTAAAATAACAGCTAGGGATGCACTGCACGATGATGCAAAAGAATTAGCCAAGGCATGCTATATGCTTTTGAGAACTGAGGACGGTGTGGTATCAATGCCTAACCTAACAGTGTTTGTAGAACTTCAGGGTACACCTATTTGGGAGAAGACAGATCAGCAGAATAGGAAATATTATTATTTCACACTAAAAGCTATCACTAAAGTTTTAACGTAAGGAGGCATAAGACATGTCTAAGAGTGTTCTTGTTGGTTTAACCAATTTAGTCTACGCTGTTATAACTGAAGACACACCGCCTACTACAATAGGTGGCACAGATGGATCAACTGAGTATGATAGTGCGACGAGAATATTAGGTGCAATCACCGCAACGTTCTCGCCCAATGCGTCCAATGATACTTTGTTCGCTGATGATGGCCCGTATGACACTGCTTCAACTCTTGGGGCTATGACACTCGAGTTGAATGTAGCAGACATTCCTGCTGCACAGAGAGCAGAATTACTCGGCGCTACTTACGATGCTGATACCGGCATTCTTGTTCATTCTGCTGACGACGTTCCGCCATATGTGGCTGTTGGGATGTCCGTCAAGAAATCAAACGGTGCAGACAGACTTATCTGGTACCTTAAGGGTAAGTTCTCCGCTCCTGATGACAACAACCAGACCAAGGCTGATTCCATTAACTGGAATACACCCACAATCACCGGTAACTTCCTAAGGAGAGATTCTGATGGTCAATGGCGCATTTCAGTAGACACAGATGATGAAAACGCAGCTGAGAATATTGCCACAACCTGGTTCACCTCACCAAACGTGAGTACAACCACACCCTAAGCAGCTGTAACAATGTGTAAATTTAAGGAGTAAACCCTTTATAGGAGGAGACTGCAATGACTGAATTAGTAACAATGCCTGAGGTATTTAGGCCTAATGATACAGTATTTGAGCTAAACGGTAATAAATATCGTTTGGTTTATGACATGCTTGCTTTTTGTGAGCTAGAGAAAATCTACGGTTCAGTAGATGAAGTACTCGGTATGTTGTTTGGAGATGTGGCACAGAAGCTTGAACCGGCTGTGACATATAATGATTCGCCAATAAACATAGAAGAAGTGAAAATTGACAATGTACCCCTTGCACTTGTGCTTGCAGAAAAAGATAAGCAACAAAGGGTAGCAAAGCATTCAGATACGCTCGAGCTTATATGGGCTGGCATGCTTCATGACAATGCTATCTACAATAGTGATGATGAGATAATTGGCTACAAGCTAACGAAACGCAGAGTAGCAGAGGCTATGACATTCAGGAACTATCGAGAGCTTAATGTGAAGATAGTTGAAGCTATTATGAAGGATCTTGCCCCTGGTTTAGGGGAAGGTGAAACAAAAAACGAGGAAACAGCGGAAGTTCCAAAGGAAGTAATAACACTGGTTCAACCGACACAGTAAGTGGTTGGGATTGGCCTTTACTTTACTATCTAGGAACAGTCACGCTAAGAATGTCCGAAAGAAAATTTTGGAGGTCTACGCCAGTAAAAATTAGGCTACTTACAAACAAACATTTTGAAATACTAAATCCAAATGCTGAGCAAAGGGTAGCCCAAACTGTCGAAGACGTGCCGTTTTTAATATAGGAGGGCTTTGGTATGGCTTTTGCATATGCAGGAATAAAGGTAAACCTCGAAGATGGTGGCCTAAACCAACAAGTGAATAAAATGACCACTAGATGGAAGTCTGCAATGGAAAGCATGTCTACAGAGGCTGAGGCGTTTGATAACAGATGGCAGCAGGCTATGTCAGGTATCAAAGATACTAAGCGTATTATAGCTGGTATCCTTGTATCGCAGACCTTCTATACATTATCTAATGTAATGGCAGATGCCAGTGCAGCAGCTTTTCAATTCTCTCGAGATATGGAAACTGCTGCTATTTCTATGGAATACTTCGTAAAGGGTGCAGATAAAGCACAAAAAGCTGCTGCATACTTACGTGAAATAAATATATTCGCTGCAAGAACTCCGTTTAGTACCCAAGATGCTTTAGCACTGTCTAAGTATATGCAGGCCATGGGTGTTGGTATGGAGAATACCAAAGGCTTTCTAAAAGTAATCACTGATACAGCAGCGGCCACTGGCGCCACTGAACAGAACTTACAGAGAATAACCTTTGGTCTAGGCCAGATGCTTACAAAAGGACGCATAGCGAATGAGGAAATAAGACAGCTAGCAAATGCTAATATACCTATTTATGAAATACTCCAGGAACAACTTGGTCTTACTGGGGAGCAAATATCAAAGATAGGTAATTATTGGGTATCTGCTGATAAAGCTGTTGTGGCTATATTACGAGGCCTTGAGAAAAGATACGAAGGAGCTGCCGACAGAGTAGCGGAGACTGTTACAGGTATGCTTGATACCTTCAAGGATAACTCTCTTATAATAGTACAGCAGGCTGGTATAGGAGCCTATGAAAAACTAGCTGATAAGATGCGTGTTGTTAGGGATTTACTTGATGATTATAGAGATGTATCAACTCAGCTGGGTTCAGCTGGGTTATTTACGCAGGTGCTTATAGACTTGGATGCCTCAGGTAAAGCTGGGCAATTAGTACTTAATCTAATAGGTAACGTGCGTCTACTTGCTAGTGCCTTAAAAGAAGTCACTATAAACGCTATGCCTCTTATAAAGCTATTGGGTACAACAGCCTATACGCAGGTTAGTGTCCTAGGCTACTCACTAACAGCACTTGCTAGGGCTACTAGTCATGTTATAGTTTTCTTTGATAAGCTTACAGATAAATTAGGCATAACTGGGGATGCATTAGAAAAGTTTGGAACTGGTCTAGCCTCTTTATTTATAGCTTATAAATCCGCACATGCATTAAGCTTTCTTGGTCAAGGACTCTCTAAATTGGGTCATGGATTTTATAGCCTGATAACTGTAATGGGTGCGTCCCTACCCTTTATGGCTAGATGGACTACTGCAAGTAAATTACTTACAGCTAGTGTTATGGGTGGCGCCGCGGCTATAGCTATATATCTTGGTTTCTTTGCATCGCTGAATAATCTCATGTCTGGATTGAATCCAAAGTCGTCCAATATATTGCCCGATGACTATATGGAAGCATATGAAAAGTACGCAGCTGATATGCAGGCTTACAATGACGAAATAGCTAAATACCAGGAATCTTTTAATGCGCCTTTTGAAGATTTGGATGCCAGTGGTGATGTAGGTGTTAATGCCTTTGAGGATGTTGCTAATGCCAGTAAAAAAGCTGCTAAGAGCGTTAAAAGCGATTGGGTTGCTGCCTTTGATGAAGTCTACTCTATCCCGGATAAAGCCCTATCAGGCAGTGGTAACGGTCTACCGGCCTTACCTGACTTTGGTGCATTTCTGAGCTTACCTGCTTTTGCCTTTCCTACCCGCAGTTCAGCTGATCCAAATAGAGCTGTGTTCCCATGGGAAGAAGTATTTGGTGGTTCACCACTAGACAAAACAATAACTGAGGGATTAGATGACAGCTTAATTACAACACTACTTTTGGCTGGTATACTCCCTGCATTATTGAAGCTAGGGAAGATATTCAATAAGAATGGATCTATGCCGGATGAGCCAAAAGGTGGCATTGGTTCCAGTGGTGGTTCTGGTCTTAAAGCGACAATAGATGATAATGCTAACACACTAAATAAAAAGTTTACAGTTAATCAAGTTAAATTAGATGCGATAGATGCGGACCTTAAAAGGATATTATCAGAGATTAAAAAGGGCGGCCTAAGTGCCGAAGAAACAAAAAATCTTTTAGCCCAGGCACAAGAGAAGTTAAATTATAGGCAAAAGCTTACTGAAAATATGAATGGAATACTACATAATTTAGGTAAGTCAGCAGACAGCTTCAGTGTAGCGGCAACAGAGGAGATAAGTAAATTAGTAGATAGAAACAACATTGAATCCTTAGTCGAAGAGGCTAAGGCTATTCGCCTTTCTATTGATAGTGCAGCAGATGAGCTCAAAGATCCCTTACGGAGCAAGTTTAATTCGGTGATTAAAGAGATAGATAAAGCCTCATCGTCTTATGCCCTTAAATATGGAGCGGAAGATATAGCGAGTAGTATAGAGGGTTATTCAACACTAAGTGGACCACAAAGGCGCCAACAGAAATTGGTTGCTGGCATTAATGAGATTATTGAGCTTATAAAAGCAGGCGGGTATACAGGGGCAGGTATAGAAGGACCTGTTAATGAGATGCGTAAGTTAGCGGAGCTAATATATAAAGATATAGCTGATGGAGTAGCAAGTCTAAGTACTATGTCAGAAGCCACCCAAGCTGCTTTGAATAGAATAAATTTACTTTCACAGCTTGTTAGGGATAATAATTCACTGCAGGCTAAACAGAATGAGCTAGAAGCATTAAAGGCACAACAAGATACAAGATCGGCCAATAGGGCGCTTAATCCAGCCTATGGTAATGTTAATTTTACTGACCAGATCGGTAAAGTTTCTGATGAGGTAAAGCGGCTAGATGAGAGTATAAAGTATAAGTCCCGAGCATCTACCACACCGCTTGAGAGAGCTGACATTGATACACTAAAAAATAAAGCAGAGCAAATAAACAGGAATACGGCATTTAACAATACCGTCACAGATAGGATAGTTACAGGAATGCCTAGTGTGCTAAAGCCTATTACAGCTATGAGTAAGTATAGTAAAAAATTCTTATATACTACTAGTGAAACATATGGGTACCTGCAAATGTTAGTTTCTGGTGTTGCCAAAATGGATGAGGCCACCTCTGATCTACCCGAGGTTAATAAAGTTATAAAAGACTTAAGGAAAGATCTTATAGTTAAGTCCGGAGAGCAGCTTGTTTTAACAAAGGAATATGTAGCATCGTTTAGAGCTGAATTGATACAGGCATTTAGGGACTATGGTCTATCAGCAGGTATATCCCCTGCATACATTGATCATGCCATACAACAGATAGAGGAAGCATTTGATAACGCAGCTAAATCGGATAAAGTCCTCAATGAGATTAAGAAAACTAGAGCCGAGCTGCGCAGAGGTGGTAAACCACTAACGCCGGTTCAGGCTATACATAGTACAACCTCAAAAATATTAAAAGATACAAAGCCGCTTAATCTAGATGCAAGAGAAGAGAGGTTTGCTACTGCAATCGAGGATTTATCTGACAAATATGCTGAGGGGCAGCTCAAAGCACCAGAAGTATACAGGGCCATAAATAACGCTAGACAAATATTTACAGAAGAAGCAGTAGTGGCACTAACTACTCAGGTTGCTGATTCGCTGGATAATATTATTGAACGCAATATAGGTAGAGACAAGCTCTTCTATAAGGCAGTTGATAAGTGGAGAGAAACGATACAAGGCAAGTATGGATCCCAAGTATATAACGATCCGCGTATACAGGAGGTTTTCGATTATGCAGTAAAAATGTATGAGGAAGAAACTGAGCGCCAAAATCTAATCCACACAACCCCTTATACAGAGCTACCTACTCATACAGTTAAGAACATGGCTCTAGATGAATTAGCAGAAAAGTCAAAGGAACAGATAAAAGCATTCGATGGGTTGACTGAGGCTACTAACACACTTAAACAGGGCGCTACTGAACTTTATGAAGCGCTACCAGAGGAGATAAAAGAGTCAAATAAAATACTCTCTAAGCCTACTACGGGTAAATTAACCGCTGTACTTTCTGCTGGCGAATCTGCTGGCATGTTTGGGCACAGTGGTTACGGTAAGAATACGCCCTCAATAATAATATCTAACCTAAACCCAGAGGAAGTAGGAGAGATATATTTACCCGGGCCCTCAACTTCGTCACTCATAAATATGACTGCAGGTAGTATATTTGAGGACCCAGCTCTACTTGCTCTTAAACAAAAATTAAGCAATAGTGGCTTTGAACTATACCGTGGCGCAGTGTTGTTTACACCAGATGCTACTCTTCAAGCGCAGTTCGATGGATTTATTGGGCAGATTGGCAACCTACTTGGCGGTATAGACTTAAAAGTAAACCAAAGTACGAAGTATCTGGAAAAGATACTCGTTAAGTTTGGGACCTTTGAGAATGGTATATGGAAAGTAAGTGAAGAAGGCTTTGAAGCACTCCTTGCACTTAAGGACGACATAGGCTACCAATTTGCTGGACAGGCAGCCATATTAGGTAAGGCGTCTAACTGGGGAGCCTTCTTAGACTTAAGTAAAATGGGTATTACGCTACCTGCTGCATCGGACCCTAGTTTTTCTAGGCTAGATCCTATTAGACAGACTGATCTAATTAAAGAGCTGGCAGGTAATATGATCAGGGAGAATGCAGGCCAGACTGACCTAATACAACGCATGATGGATAGCATGCTGGTAGTTGAATTTGAAATACCCGCATCTACGCGTAAGGATGTAAAGCAGGCTGGACATGCCCTTATGGAGATGCAGAGTACAATAGCTAGGTTTGATGTACCTCAAATACAAGAACTACTGCAGCTTAGGAATAATATGGGTATGGTAATAGGTGATCCTACTGTACGGCACCAGTCAGCCTCATTAAAAGTATCTACTCCTATACGGGAATTAAATACATATCTTGTTGAGGTTACCAAGAACCTGAGCAGTAAATATTCCTCGCAGCGCGCAACTGGTTTAGCTAGATTAAACAATGTAATAGACATACTGACGGATTTACGTGATCAAGAGCCCAGGCGTATAATAGACCCTAATGATAAGGACGTTGGCAGGCTCATATATGATAAGACACTGGTGCTAGAGAATCTAGGCGCCACTAACAGTGAAAATCTTAAGTTACTCACTAAAGTTACCCCGGAACAGTTGAATAAGTCTATAGACGTATTAGAAACCTTTAGGGGTCAAGTGGATAATAGGCTAGGCACTTTAACCCGGCAGTTTGATGACTATGCTAGACAAGCAGCTGGTTACGCAAAACTCGATGTTAGTCTAAATGAAATAGTTTCCGGTGATAAACCCGTAGAACACGCAGTAAATATGTTTAGGGGTACTACAAAAAATCTACTCAAAGAATTAGGGATAGAAAACAATACAGCGGCTACAATGAACGAATGGAAGGAAGCTGGGAAGATCACTAGACCAGTAGATACCTCGATTGGTTCTGCAGGTTATACTGTATATGCGGACGCCCTTAAAGAAATACTTGCGGTACAGTCAGTTGCCGCAGCAAGTAGTGCTGCTACTGCTGCTGAGGTACTGGCAGCCACTAAACGCACAAATGAGGAGCGCAATAAACTAGGTTTTACAACACAGAATGTAAATAGCAATAGGGGTTCTTCCTCAGAATGGTCTACATTTAGGTACAATACTAATTATGGCCAGCCAGGTGCTGCTGGTAAGTTTTATGCTGGTATGGGCTCTGATCCTGAGTCATTCTTAAAGTTCTTTGAGAAAGCACGCTACGCATATTTCAAAGATCCTGCTTCTATGAATGCAGCGCAGGATGCAGCTAAATTTGCAGAAGAAATGGCTGAAGCCCTTAAACGTATGGAGGAAGCAAATCAACGGTATGTATACTCTTCCAAGTTTACTAGGGGCGGTACGCAGAAGACAACCACAACAGAATCTGAAGCGTATAAAGCAGCGAGCAAAGCAGCAAAGACGGCGGCTGATGAAGCAGCAAAGGCCGCGGCAAGCGCAGTTAAGGGCTCAGGTACAGCATACAGTATCTTTGGTAAGACTATAAAAGTGCCTGATAAAGTCTCTGGAAATATAGGTAATGCCGCTATGATAGCACTGATGATACCCGCTATTGTATCTGAGGTGAACAAAAACAAAAGCTTTAAGGAAATGGTTGCAGGGCTGCCCAAAGATAAGCAAGCAGCTGCATTAAGTAGAGGAACTACAGTAGGCGACATAGCTGGTATGGGTTTAGATACTTATTTACAGGATTATCGCGAAATGACAGAGCAGGAGAGAATGTTCTGGGGTTCCCAAGTTATATCTGGTAAGAGCAATGAAATGCTTATGTTGCCAGATAAAGAATGGCAAAAATATATGGATGTTTTATCCGGCGGGGATACCACGCGTCGTGGGGCATCCGATATGTTTGTATCCAAATATATAAACAAAGAGTCTGATCTGGATAGAATGATAGCTACACTAGCTGATAAAAATTCTGGTCTAGCTAAGATAACAGACTATCTACTTAAGACAGGTGATACTACTTCACCGGTAGCTAAGGAATTTTATAAGAGGTATGGTGACTATATGGATTCTGTCATTATGCCTTCAGTAGGTTTTGGACATGACTGGGTTGCTGGTGTTAATCAGCTATTGGGTTCAGAGTACTATGGCAAACAGCTAAGTGAACTAGGAATAACTGGACCAATAAGCGGTGCGGGTGATTTAGAGCCTGGCATGCTCAGTATAGTAGATGAACTAATGGGTAACATACGTAGCAGTATGCAGGATTACTACACTGGGAACGTATTTGACCCTGCTAGGAAATATAATACAGCGAATAATAATCCATTGGCTGGTGATGTGTCAGCATTCGTAGGTGGGCTTGATGCTGGTAGTATGGATGAAAGTATACTAGGTTCTCTAAAAGATACGCTGGGTATAACATTTGAATCAATAAATGATGCCTTCAGCGGTTTTGACGTAGCCTCTGTGATGAAGATAGATAGCAAGGCTATTGAGGATAATATTATTGGGTGGACACAGGCTCTACCAGATAAATTAGACATCGGAGATATAAGCGTGCAGGATGCTCAAATACTTGCACGTGCGGGTATACAGATAAACAGTGATGGTACGGTCACTTTTATGAAAGCCATGAATGCAGACTCAAGTGGCGCTGAAAGGGTTGTAACTCTGCAGGCTGAAGATATAGCACCTGCAGTAGCCTCTGCATTGTCTCTTAAAGGCCTTGAGTTAGATTTCTCTGGAGCTGAGACCAAGCTTAACTTGGATCTACCTGCACTTAGTGCTGGTATGACTAGTGCCCTCTTCATGTTAAACAAAGATCTTACTGGTCAAGTATCTGATGATATGACAGCAGCAATAAATGGTCTTGGGAGAATAACTGAGAGTGGTTATTTTGAAATAACTAATAAAGCAGTACTAAGTGGTTCTCAAACAATAGAGGGCTATATAGCTGGTATGGGTGATGCAGCAGCCAGATTGTCACCTGAGCTAGTTGAGGCACTTAAGGCTATAGACAATATCATTGCACAAGAGGGTGAGCTAACTAAACAGTCTGTAGTTAAATGGGCTGATGGTATACGTATAGAATCCCCACTTAAAGCTGAGGAATTGACGGCTGAGATGCGTGCAGGTTTTGCTGAAGTGGGTGTAATCTTCGAGGAAGAGAATGAAAAACTTTATGCGATTATAAATAAGCCTGGTGAGCAGCTAAAGGATGGTATAGCTATACTACCCCAGTCAGAATGGGATAAAGTAAATGAGAGAGTACGCAAGTCGCTTGAGGATATGGGACTAATAGTTACCTCCTCTGCTGGAATTACCATGCTAGACTTTAACACTATAATGGAAAAGGGGTTATCTGATGTAATTGAGCTGTATGTCAACAATGCTGAATTATGGAATATAATGCCTGATGAAGTTGTCAAGATGCTGGAGCAAGTAGGTCTAAAAACTGAGGAAGGCATGGTAAAGATTGATCTATCCTTGCTAAATGGTTTGACTCCAATAGGTGATCACTGGTATCAGACCTGGAGTACCCTTCCTGAGGAAGTAATAAATTATCTAGGTGCGGCCGGCATAGCTACTGAGAATGGCTTAATGGAAATACAGGAGTATGTAGAGGGTATGGATACCACTGGTGGCTTGGTTAGAAAGTTTGCAGAGCTACCACCTACTGTCCAGGAGTACTTAAAACAGACGGCTGGTGCTATAGGTGATCCTGAAACAGAATACCTAATTACAAACGCTACTGAGGATGCCTTCCTAGGCTTTGTCCAAGCTGTATCAGACGCTATGGCAGATGCAAAGGAACAAGCTGAGGAAGGTGCAACAGCCATAGCTGACGCGATTAGGAATGCTATGCTAGATATTAAGAAGTTGGATACATACAGTTCCAGTAAAGACTGGATAAATTTTGGAGATAGGAACAAGCCTGATTGGAGTGTAAAGAATGGTGTATGGTATGTAAGCTACCAGGGGCGAGATCACCAGATAGAGGCAACCAGTAAAGCTGAGGCGATTAGGCTATTTAAGCTCAAAGGTTTAAACATACCTGCAAGCGCATATGGTTCTATCGTAGATGGTGACCAGTTAGTTAGAGTTGGTGAGTTTGGCAAGTCGGAGGCTATAGTACCTCTTGAGCAACCTTCCGTGATGGCTAAGCTTGGTACAGCTATTGCTAACACCATGCCCACAGGTATAGGTGCTGGTATTGATGAGCAAACAAAATATGTGTTCCTTGGGGCTATAAAGCAAAATTCTGATAATACTGTATTCAAGCTAAGTGAGGCTATAAATGGCAGTACGTCTGCTATGACAGCACACATGTCTACCTTGGCTGATAAGGGCAAAGTAAGCATAGATGAATCGGTTGAAAAAATATTGTCTAGTAACTCAGACATCATTACAGCTATACAAACAGCCTCTGCAGATATAGGTAGAGCATTGACTAGTTCATCCCTATCTTCTGGCCTGGCTTCGAGCGGTTGGACAGACAGCGGAGATGATATGACGGATATATATAGAGCACCTAAAACACTGACAGTGGGTGCTGATGGTAGGTCCCCAGATGGAGCTATGATAGGTGATACAATTATAACAAGCGGTGGTGACCATGCATTTAAGATTGTAAAGCCAAATACTAAGGATGCTGTATATAACCCGGATACCAATAAGTGGAGCGTACAATTACGTGATAATGGAGGTATACTAAGGTCTGGTACAGCTGCACTTAACTTATCCAATAGAGATGAGCAAGTGCTCGACCCAAATCAAACTAAGGCATTTAACTATTGGATGACTCAGGCCCCTGTAATATTCCGTAGCATGCATAATGGCGGTGTAAGCATAAATAGAACACAGCAGCAACAACAAGGCCAGCCATATGTAGACGTATCGGCGCTAACAAAGCAAGTACTTGAAACTATACTGCCAGCAGTGAGCAACAATACTGGAATGGAAGATAAGACCCCTGTATATGTAGGTACACTTATAGCTGATGAGAGGGGAATCAAGGAGCTTGAAAGAAAGATGTACGACATAAGAAAGATAGAAGCTACAAGGAGGTAAGCTATGTTTCTACTGAATGGTATAAGAATAAAGAATCCGTCGGCTTTTACATTCGAACCGTATATGCTGACCAAAGCCACCCGTGTAGCTAATGGCGATATGGTTATGGAGTTTGTAGCTAATAAGAGAAAGTTTATTTTTAACTATAAAGCAATAGATAGCCGTGAGTTAGACTTGATTTTAGACATAATATGGCGCCAAGTTGCTGTAACTAAGAACTGCTTTATAAACATGACCTATGACTATAACGGCAGGCAAGAGGAGGCAGTGGTATATGCAGGCTCCATACCGCATAATTTACATAGAGGCGACGGGCAAATATGGGTTTGGAAAGATGTTAACTTTAGTTTGATAGAGAGGTAATGTGGATGCTTAATACTAGCAATAAATATAAACAATTCATATATACAAGGGATGTCGCTAGGCACTTTCTACCTGAGGCTGTCATTAAGATAGTAGATGTAAATGCACTTAGTTCATCTACATATGTACTATTTGAGACACTGGCTTTATCTAGACCCGAACAGCTTACCGATGAAGTTTTTTATTCTGACATAGGCCTAGCTACATGTGAGCATAATCACACTATACTTAATGATGGCTATACACCTGTACCAGTGGAAATACCTATAGAGCGCCAGATAGGACTTATATCAAAG